GGGTATGATTGCATACTCAAATGAAATTCACTCTGTGATGATTGGACATAAGCGTGGTAGATTTACAGGTGGTATTGATGTGTCTGGTTGGTGTAAAGATAATCCAGAAAAGTGGGAAGCACTACAAGAGATTTCTGTACACAATGAAACTGCATTCGCAAAAGCAAATGAAGAAATTTACAAAAGTCAAAAATCATTTGCACACAACAATATCAAACCAGAACACAGAATTGGTGATGGTATCTTTACTACACTGAGTGCAAATCGTTATTCTGCATATCAGTCTGCAAAGATGGCTGCTCATGTTGATAGTGGTGATACTGATGCAGGCATGACAAGTATGTGTGTATTCAGAGAAGGTGATTACGAAGGTGCGTATCTTACATTCCCTCGTTACGGTGTTGCTATTGATGCACCAGATAATTCAGTGATTATTGCAGACAGTCAAGAGGTACATGGTGTTACACCAATCTCTGGAAGTGGACAACGATTTAGTTGTGTTGCATACTGTGACCGTAGACTTGCAACAATCGGTGTTTATGGTAAACAAGAAAAACTTATTGGTAAATACGCTGCAAAAGAATCTGGCAACTTAGAGAACTTTTTTTCATAAAAGACTTGACTTGTTACTAAAACATATGTATACTGTAAGTATAAAGTGAAAAACAATCGTTATGAGGAATGTGATGGATACACCAATTCAAAATAAATTTAATGTAAAAGTTATGACTATCCAAGAGTTTTGGATGTGGATTGTGGATGGTGCCATAAATCTAAATCCAATTGGACAGCGTAACCCTGTTCAACAAAATACTACATCTAGCGATACCCCAACAAAGTCTCAAGGTATTATTGGGTCTATATTAGATGGATTAGATATCGGTGAGGTTTCGTTTGTCCATTCTGATGAGTCTTTGGATGGTGGCCACCGTTCACGTTCAATTCTAGGATTTTTGTCTGGTGAGTTCCCACTACACAAATCTTCAAACTATGGAGAATTGTTCTTTGCAGAGCTTCCAAAGAATATTCGTGATTATTTCTTTTCATATGAATTGCGTGTTACAGACTTCCCAGATTTGACAGGACTTTCAGTTGGTAAACAGTTTGAACAAACAAATACAACAACACCACCAATTTTTGCAGAGATTATGAACGCTTTTGGTTATCATCATACGGTAGTTAATTTGCGTGAATTTACACAGAAAGTTGACTATGGACTTGACCCAAAGGTTCAAGGTTACAAAGGTGTGGTTGATAATGTTTTGCCATATTTTGCAAATGGTGCTGGTTATCAGAATAATCGTCACATCTATTTCCAACAACTTTTAGAATCAGCAGTTCAACAATCACAAGGTTCGTTTGTTTCTGTTACTGATGCAGACATTGTTGATTATGTTAATACAACAACACAATCAAAGGTTAAGACAGTAGAGAAAAACTTAGAGTCAGAATATGAGTTTTACTCAAATCTCTCTAAGTATTGGAAAGACTATCGTGGTAAAGCACCATCAATTATGGAATTTCATTTATTTCGTATAGTTTATTGGGTGTTGCGTGAGAAGTCTAACAATTTCAAAATTTCTGATTGGGACTCTTTCACTAACTCTTTGGTGTTGTCCTATACAGAGTTTTTGAAAACCAATGAAAAGGTTTTATACACTGATGATGAAGATGAACAGATTGACTCACGTTATGCAACAATCACTGGTGCTTTCAAGTCCTATGTGAAAAAGATTAACGAAACTCGCAAGTATACTCAAGCAAAACTTTGGGTAGCTGATTTTTTGGATACGACTTATGTTGTGTTCAAAGATAACACTCGTGGATTTTCAAAAGAAGATTTGTTAAAGCGTTGGAATGAGGTTGGTAAAATAAATGAAATTACCGGCGATCTTATTCCATTTCAAGTGGTAGTTGGTTGTCATATTGTTCCTCACTGTGATGGTGGAAAAACAACTTATGAAAATCTCTTAATAAGTGATAAGTATCACAATACGAAGATGGGAACAATGAACGCATTGGAGTATAAAAAAGTATATGAGGCAGGTTTAACTTAATGATAGTTATGATTGGTGGGATACCTTGTTCTGGTAAATCCACTCTAATGAGAAACCTAATCAAAGAAATGGGTTCGCATGAAAATGTCGAACCCATGAAATTATTTCCTTGCCAAAAGCACAATGACATCTTAGTTGTTGGACGCTATCCTATCGGTGAAACTTTTGGTGGCACTGATAGAATATCGTATGGTGCGATATCTAAATTCAGAGATTTCATTGAGCAAGAGAAACCAAAATACAAACATATCTTAATCGAAGGTGATAGGTTCTTTAGAGCAACTGACATTGAATGGTTGTTATCAGAACATGATGCAAAAATATACATCTTAAAAGTATCATCAGAAGTTGAAAAGCAGAGACATATTGATAGGGGTGATGAGCAGTCTGAAAAGTGGTTACAGACAAGACGAACACTCATCAGTAACTTACAAACAAATTTTATGATTATGAATGATTTGAATATCAGAGAGACAAATACAAGCCAAATATTAGATGAAGTCAAAAAAGAAATACTTGATTTAATTTGTTGACAATCCAAAACTTTTTTGATATACTAGGAAAAACTTTGAGGTAATATAATGAAAGACAAAATCGTAACACTCGTAATGATAAACGGTGCTGAGATTATCGGTAAGTTTGTCAGTGAAGAGTTCCAAACAGTAAAGATTTACAAACCACGCATGGTACAAGTAACGCAACAAGGGGTAGGCCTTGTCAACGGTATCTCTATGACAGGTATTGAAGTGACAGGTGAATTTGAATTCTCAAAGTCATCTATCGCATACATGGTAGAGACTGTTGAAGAACTTGCAAATGGGTGGACACAACAAACCAGTGGTATTGCATTGCCAACGAAAGGACTAGTAAAATGAGTGATGAACGTCTACTGCTCGATTACACAAGATTTGTGGATGAGGTTACAAGTGATGCATCTAAGAACCCAGATGACTTTAGTGACGCACTAGATATTATTGATGAACAGGGTGTTGCACCAGAACGTATTCTGACTGCGGCACTAGGTATCTGTGCAGAAGGTGGAGAGTTTACAGAGGTTATCAAGAAGTGTGTCTTTCAAGGCAAACCAATGGATGACCACACAAAGTTCCATCTGAAAAGAGAATTGGGTGATATCATGTGGTATATCTCTCAGGCTTGTATCGCACTAGATACTAGTATAGAAGATATCATTTACATGAATATAGAAAAGTTAGAAGCACGTTATCCAGACGGATTTGAAGCGTTTCGTTCTAACAACAGAAGTGAAGGAGACATTTAGTGGATTTTCTAAAAGATATTGCAAAGACGGCAGGAAATGAGTATGCCGCTCTCGTGTCAGAAGGTGTGGAGGCTGGTGACGTTGATAACTTTATCGACACTGGTTCTTACATCTTCAACGCACTATTGAGTGGTTCGATTTATGGTGGACTGCCTGCAAATAAAATTACAGCGGTTGCAGGCGAATCTGCAACTGGTAAAACCTTCTTTGTGATGGGTATGGTGAAGTCATTCCTTGATGCAAACCCAGATGCTGGTGTGTTGTATTTTGAGTCTGAATCTGCAATCACACAACAGATGGTTATCGACAGAGGTATCGACCCCTCTCGCATGGTTATTCTACCAGTGACAACTGTACAGGAATTCAGAACACAGGCAATTCGTGTTTTGGATAAATACATGGAGACACCAGAAGATCAACGTGTACCTATGATGTTATGTCTTGATTCGCTTGGTATGTTGTCTACTACAAAAGAAGTAGATGATACTAGTGAAGGTAAAGAAACTCGTGATATGACCAGAGCGCAAGTTCTCAAAGCTGCGTTTCGTGTATTGACACTGAAACTTGGTAAGGCGAAAGTTCCTATGGTAATTACCAACCATACCTATGATGTTGTTGGTTCTATGTTCCCAACAAAAGAAATGGGTGGTGGTTCTGGACTAAAGTATGCCGCCTCATCTATCATATATCTTTCAAAGAAGAAAGAAAAAGATGGTACAGAAGTTGTAGGTAACATCATCCATTGTAAGAATGCAAAGTCACGCTTGACTATCGAAAACAAGATGGTAGATGTAAGACTTATGTATGAACGTGGACTTGACAGATATTATGGATTGCTGGAACTTGCACTAAAGTATGACATCTTCAAATCTGTTTCTACTCGTATTGAGTTGCCTGATGGTACAAAGACATTTGGTAAGACTATCAACAACCAACCAGAAAAGTTCTTCACTGAAGAAGTGATGGCACAGTTGGATGAGGTTGCTGGTAAGGAGTTCAAGTATGGACAACGTGTAGAAGAAATCGAAGAAGAAGATGAACCAGTTCATTCAGACGTATGATAATGTAATTAGTGAGTCGTTCTCAAAACAACTCATATCAATGTTTGAAGAAAATCCAGAACAGCATGAAGAGATTGTTCTGGAAGGACATCGTTCATTTACACAAGTCACATTACAAAACCATCCAGAGTGGCAACCATTCTGCGTGAATCTTCAAGAGAAGTTTTACGAGTACATTGATAGGTACATGAAGGATTGTGATGTAACTGATATGATGTTTCCACAACAGTTCGCATTTGAACAGTTTCGTCTGAAAAGATATATGCCAAATGATGTGGATGAGTTTGCAGA